ATACAACACAGTGAAAGCAGTGCAAGCAATCCGCATATTGCATTAAAATTTTGTGAAACTTACACAGACATTACACCAGATGACTTAGTAATATTTGGATGGAGTCATCCAAATAGACAAAGTTGGTATAGCAACATTGCAAAACAATGGGAACACATGAATTATGTGCAGGGCAAGAAGCCAGGCAGTGCGCTAGTTGGATCTTGTAAAGATTATCTGCTACATCAATATGAACCAGAAGGGTACATAGAAAAATTACACACTTGGTATCCTAGGCATATTGTGGAAACAACCTGCTCTGTGAATAATTTACGTTATATGCATGTGGATTGTGTGCCTGGCATGGTCACTACTCTTATGGAAAACAAGTCAAAATATATAGCGGATCACTTACACCCAAATGATGAAGGTCACCGCTATATACATAGTTTGTTACAAGAAGAACTTAGTCTACTTTAAATGGAAGATTTTTTTTAGGGTCTCTGCCTTTTGGCACTTGAATCTTACCAAGTTTTGGATCAATTTTTGTTCCAGGTGGCACGGGTGCTGGTAGTGTTTTAACCTTTGGACCATCTTTTGAAGGCATAGGTAGCATAGTCTTCGGATCAATTTTGGTTCCTGGTGGTAACTTCGCAGGCAAAGTCATAGTCATATCGTTTTCTTCCAAAAACGCTTGATAACTTCTGTAAAGTTTATCTTCTACATCCTCCATTGTATTTTCTTCTTCAATTTCAGTTGGCTCTTGCTGCATTGGATTATCGCCACCTGCTGCGGCTGCGTATGCTGTTTTAGGACCGTTAAGTCCACCGCTTAAACCAATCATTTGATCTTCTGCATCCTGATACTGTTCGTCAGGTTCGTTAGCATACTCTTCAATACGTTCTGCATAGTCACTATAACCTGCAAGTTGCATGATGTCTGCAAGTTCTTGGACAGGAATTTCTACCATTGCTTCTTCAACTTCTTCCTCTGCAACTTCTTCTTCTTTTTTGAAATTTTTTCTAGGCAATTTTGCTATACCACTGTCGGCTGGTCCGCCTATCATAAGGTCGTATAAGTCATGATCCATATATCTGTCTTCGCGTTCTTTTTCTTCTTTGTCACTGCGTTCTTCGACTGCTTCTTCTTCAACTTCTTCTTCTGAAATATCATCGTGAGGAATAACATTTCCATCTTCATCTTTTTCGTGATGTTCTTCCGTTGCAATTTCTTCTTGCTGAACGTCTTGTTCAGCGAGTTCCGCTGCGATACTGTCTAGTTTATTTCTTAGTTCAGCAATATCCATTACTTTTCTCCTATAAGTTTTTAAGTCTTTTATATATTTCTGCTCTTTGAGCAGCATTTCTTGCTACTGCTGTATCTATGTCTGCCGCTTTCTGAGCATCAGATCTAGCCGCAAGTGTTGGATCAGCGTCCATCTTTCTTGCTAAATCCATAACACTTGTAGATCCTTTAGCCAAAGCATCTTGCCTAGATAAACTAGGCTCTGGGTTAGATGTTGCAATATCATACATCTTAGTACCTTTTATATAGTCCCCAATTTGTTTAAACAAACTTTTGCCACGTTCTTTCTTAGGCGGTTGTTTTACACTTTTAGGATCTAGTTTGTAATCTCTGCCGCGTAAAAATGCATACTTGTTAAGCATATCATCAGTGTCATCGCCTGCATCTTTTTTATTTGTTGAAATATTAAAATCGCCTGGCTCATCTCCTGGCTCTATTGTAGGTACTTGTGGTAACTTAGTTGTTGGATCATCTAATTTACCTGACTTCTTAGATACTTGCGGCAACTTGGTTGTTGGATCATCTAATTTACCTGACTTAGCAGGCACTTGCGGTAACTTAGTTGTTGGATCATCTAATTTACCTGATTTAGGTTGTCCAATTTTTTTAAGTCTAAAGTCCTGTGCAATGCCACTTAGCGTATCGCCACTTTTTACAGTGTAACTTCCACCGCCTGGCAGTGTTATCTTTTGACCAGGAAAAATCTTATCTGGATCTTTAATACCGCTTAGTTTAGCAAGTGTATTATAAGTGACACGCTCATCTAATTCTTCGCTTTCGGGTATATCTGTGATTGCAAAATCTGTAGCAGTATACCTGTCAGGTGTCATATCTTTTATGCCTGCCTTCATCATTGCATAAGAAAATAAATCATCATCGTCTTTAATGCCCATCGCAGCAAGTCTTGCAGCACCTTTTTCAGTTTTCATCATTTTATTTGCGGTTGCAGCAATCTTTTCCATGTCAACGCCAGCGGCTGAAAGTGCATCAATATTCTTTTGATATGCTGCATTGTATTCGTCCCTGGTTGCATATCCATCTGCTTTGCTTTGAGCTCTTTGTTGTTTTGCAAAATCTGCAACATCCTTGTACATGTCTGCTTTTGTTGGAGGCGATGCCTTGCCTGTTGTTGCTGCCCTTACTGCAGCAACATCTGCTTTTGCTGCTGCTCGCATTGCATCACGCTCTTGCTGTGTAATTTCATTTAGTGCATTAATTGCTTTATATAAATCATTCATTTTGGGCCTGGATCCTTCATCATACTTACTGTTGATGGACTTTCTGTTTTTGGTCCGCTATAATCTAATTTGTCTGAAAATACTGCAGCATATTCCATTTTACGACTTTCAATAGCCTTAAGCATATTCTCATTATATTCGTCTCCAAAACTAGACTTACTGTTATCTGCATCTTTGTAATCTGTTTCTAAAACTGACTCATATTCTTCTTCTTTTAGTGCTTCTTCACGAGCCATCTCTTCTGGATGATCCTGATTAATCACTACCAAGTGACTTGCTGGAACTCCAACTGTTTGTGAAATGTATTCATAAAGTTGATGTGCAGTAACAGGATAAGTTAATTCTGCATCCATAATAAACACTTCTGCATTTTGCAATGTTTGAAAATCCATTGGATGTTCTTGTATAGGAGTTTTCTTTGGCTTACTAATGCTTTTCATTTCATACTTTTGTAAAGCAGATTCTAGTGCATCCATTGTTTCGTCACTGAGATTTTCAGCCATTTTGATACGAAACTTATAGGTTTGTTCATTCTCAACGAGGTAACTCTTAAAACTTTTCATTGCTGTATTCCTTAATGTAATAGTGTATTTATTACTTTTGTTCAGTATTTCTACCTAAAATTTCCATAAGTAGTTGATTACGGTCTACAGATTGCCCTTGTCCATCTTCAACTTCTTCACCATTGGCTTTTGCTTCCTTAGCAAGTCTAGCATCTAATGTTGCTTTTTTAAGTTGTAAATCAACCATGCGTAACTTTTTATTAATCTTTGCACTTTTTGCACTAAGGGCTGTGTCCAGCATACGACTTGCATTACTAAATATTTCACCACTGAATCTACTATCAACATTCATGCCTAGGTCCATTAAGTCTTTAAATGTATCTTGTGCAAGCAAAGCAATGTCGTCCATTTCTTTATCACTGGTATCAAGTTCACGCACACTGGGCAATGCTGCATCAATTTTATCAACGTTTGTTAATGCTGTTTGTAGTTGTGGTATATCATCTGCTGTTACTGCCTCTACTACAACTGTGTTTTCTTCTGCTGTAATATCAAGTTCATCTGCAGGTTCTATATTGAAAAGTTCTTCTAGTTTTTTTGTCATACTAATAGTTATCCTTAGCGTTTACCGTTGTGGAAAATATCATCTTCTGTGACTACTCTAAAGCGTAAACCTTTGTGCTTTGCCCACTTTGCAGCCGCTTCCCACTTTGCGTGGTTAATAGCAATGGCAAGTTTTTCTTTTTCTCTAGTCTTTTCGGTAAGCATAGTTTGTGATTTTGGCTTAATCTCAATAAGTTCAGCATGCTTGTTGCCACGCTTGTCCTGATATACTACAACAAAATCAGGCACATACACTGTGCCTTTTCCTGTTAGAGGATTACGATAGGGTATTTGTATACCTTCACTTGCCCAACTTATTACACTAGGATTATTGTCACAGAAGCGCATAAAGGCGTGTTCCCATCCACTGCGATATCGAGGTGCTTTGGTTCCACTGTATTTTTCTGTATTTGTGATGCTGTATACGCCGTTAGCATATTTGTTACGACTAAACATTTATGCCACCACTTGGCGGGCTATATTCTCATTTGGACTTATTTCTTGTTCATACCCAAGTAGACTAGTTGTTCTTCTACTTAAATTAAGAAAGGTTGGGATTGCACTTTTTAAATCGCCTGTTTTTTCAAACTCGTTAATAATATCAACTATGTGTATATTAAGTTCGTTTGCTGCTTGAATAACTGCTGCAGTAAGTGCTGCCGCTGCATCTTCATTAGCAGTACGATTAACAAAGAAACTTTTTGCAACTTCATATTCATTTTGATTCATGCTAATAGGCGCACTAAAATAATTTACAAAATAATCTTGTACACGCTGATCAAAATTATCTGCAGGATCTGTTAGTGGTAAATTACTTACTTGTGACATTAAAATTTAGCCCCATTTAATCTACGAATTGCTTGGTTAGCATCACTTATACGATTTGGATTACTTATTGTGCCGTCTTTTCTAGGTCGTTTTGTTGCATTACCAATATCGTTTTGTGTAGTGTCGTTTGGTGAACCAAAATTACGTCCTATGGATTTGCCGCCACTGGATATAATATTAGCAAAACCAGTGCCTGTAAAGTCTCCCTGTTCATTGACTCCTAGTAACTTTCCAAGATATTCACCTCCAACTTTTTCAACAACGCCAGTCACTGGTACCAGTATGTTACTAGTAAGTTTTTTACCAGTTAGTAAGTTATTAGCAAAAATTGATATAGTATCTGTCAAAACATTACCTGTGTTAAATCTTTCTTCATTGTATATTATTTCTGCATCTTTGATGACACCAATTACATTACCATTAAACAAGTCATTGGCTTCCTGACCTGCAACACTTCTAGTTTGTCCTCCTATAAACGCTTCTGTTTGTGGATTACCTTCTGTAAGATCACTTACTTCTACATCATAGTGTATATCAGCAAAGCCGCGCGGAGTAATATCATTTACAAATCCAGTTGCATATTTGACAGTTTCATATGCTAATTGCATAATGTGTTCCATAGGACTACTGTTTGCATATGCATGACTATCATGGTTAAATGCAGTAATCATAGGATTTACAAGAGTGTACTCAGCAAACTTATGATTGTGCATACTGTATATTTTTATATTTTTAAAGAAACGTTTATTGCCTCGCTGAAGTCCCCACTGTTGTTGCACACGATTACTGTATTTGTCATATGGTGTATAGGCATTGCTGTCTAAACTATAAGTTGGGTCAGCATTGTAGAAAATGTAGTACTTGTGCCACATGTTTCTAATTAATTCTTTAACATCATCATGGAATCGTATACTTACAGGATTGTAGGATATAGCATGATGACTTTGTACTTTTCTATTGTACTGGTTATGTGTTTGTACATCAATACTATATGTAGGAAGGTCTACGCTCTTAACAAGTATAGGTATTTCTAGTTGATCAATTGTGTTAAAAAGTGTTGCTGCTTCTGCGGTAAATTCAAATACCACATGAAACAGATGACCATGACGTGGTTGTAATTCAAAGTTATTGTCAACAAAAGTACGTGACGCATGTTTGTAGTCACGCATTGTTTCGCCTGAGGTGAAAGGTGATAGTGAATTATTTACACTAGCCATGGAAAACTCCTATTAGCCAGTAATAGTTTGACCTAGTGTTCTCGCTACACTTGAACCAACGCCATCACCTAGCGGTGTTTGAACAGCGTTATCAAATCTAATAGTCATTGCAACTGTTGCTGCTTCCTGACTTGCATAGTTTAAATCACCATAGTTGATGTTTTGAATAAAGCAACCGTATAGTTCCCAGGTTTCAAGCACACTTGGTGCATTTGCACCGTTGCCACCGTCTAGTACTTCAAACCGTGTAATGAACTTGTAGTCGATACCTGAACTAGCACTGCTTTGCTCCATCATATCAAACTGTTTCTGTACTTGCTCTCCGCATAACTTAGTTACGCCTCCATTAACATCGTCACGTAGATTAACTGTAATTGTATCCCATTGATGTTTGCCAATCAAATACACTCTACTGTTGTAAACAGGAATCTCAAATTCTTCGAATGTTACACTGGGGCGTGTAATATCCATAACCTGTTTGGTCATTTCAGTACGTGGACTACTTATACCAAAGTTCTCAAATGACGCACGGAAGCGGTATTTAAGTTTTGGCATAAGCAAGCCTTGACTTGCTGCACTCTGATCACCATCTAATGGGACTGTAAATTTTGTTAATGATGAAACTGACATGTCGTTTCGCTCCTATAATAATTATAAAAGTATTTATCAGATTATAGTCATAAAAAATGGGGGGTATTTCTACCCCCCAAAACTTTTTTTATTTTACACTGTTTGTGTTGCTGCTAGGTTTCCACTTGCAATTTCACCTGTGTTCTTAAGTCTGATTGGAATAAAGATAAATTCCGCAGCCTTTGTAGGTTCAATAGCAATGTCAACATACAGTTCATTACGATCAATTCTATCTGGAGTATTGTTAGTTTCATCACATACTACCAAGTAATCGAATACACCACGCTTTGCAACCAAATCATTGAGAGTTTGTTCGACCTGTTGTTTGATCTCGTCTCTAGTAATCTTATCGTTTGGTTCAAATACGAAGCCTGTTGCAATGTCCTGCATTTGTCGTCTGAGAAAACCTGTCAGTCTTGATACGTTAATACGATCCAATGCACTTGTGCTTGCTGCACGAGTTTTGTTACCGTAGTTAAGTATTCCTGCACCGTTGAAGAATGCAATTGGATTAATACGATTAGAGTAAAGCGTGTCTCTTACACTTTCTCTAACATTGTCATTAACAAATGCGCCAGTTGCTGCATTAATAAATCCAATACTATTAACATTGTCTACTAGTCCACGACGTGATCCTGCTGGAGCAAACCATGGGAAACTAATATCATCGCTTCTTGCAAGGGTTCTAAGCATCATATGACTTGGTGGTACAACAACTGTGTTTCCTGAAAGATCATTTGTTGTTGCGCTTGGGTAGAACACTCCCAAATGTGGATCACTAGTTACTAGTCCATCCTCATTGTTGTCTGATGCTGCCGCTGTATTAGTTGCATAGTTTTCAATAGCAGTGCTTGTTGATGCTAATCTCATTGGTGTATCACCAATTACAAATGCTGTCTGGCGTCTGTCATTATTTAAACTTACCATATTGCTAATTAGCTCTGGAAATCCAGGTGCTGCAATAGCATTAAAGAGTCTTGCATCTTCACGCAGTTCTGTACTTGCATCAAGTGCAGATTTCATTTGAGTTGCTACAATAGTTCTTACTGCTTTGCGTCCAAATGTGCTTCCACTTGATGTTACCCATGCATCCTTTTCTGTAGGAAGTGTTGGGTATACACTTGTGTCACTAAAGTTAGTGCGTGAGAAGTAGTCGCTTCTAAACTGCTTTACACCATATGAACTACGACGTGTGTTAAACAACAGCATACCACGTGGATAAATTGTTGGATCAGGGCGATCAATATCCAAGTAGTCGCTTGTTAACAATGTTTTAGTTGTTGGAATTGTTCCTGTAACAACATCAGTTGTTGCATCGCCCATAAAACGTGCATCACCAAAGATAATACCATTTTCTGTTGTAGTATCAGTTTTATCAATTAATACCCATTTTGCTTCACCGCTTACAGTCTCACGTCTGTAAAGTGCTGGATAATTCTCAAGATCACTTGTGTCAATCCACAAATCACCGTTAATTAGCGCACTATCATCACTTTGTAGTGTTGGTTCAGTTGTGCTAAAAATTACGCCATCTGGATCTGTGCTTGCTAGTGCAAAGCCACGTGTATCAGTGATATTTTGATAGCCCTTCCATGTTGTACCATTGTGTATTAGGATGTCTGCTTCGAATCCACCATGATACCAATATGTCAGATCAGTTGGATTTGCACTTGGGGCACTTGTACTTGCTGTGTAGGTATCTGCAATCCAGTTACTAAGGATTAGATCACTACTATTACCTGCTCTAACCTGCTTAGTAGTAATTGATGTACTAAATCCTGCAGTTGCTAGTGGAGTTCCAGTTGTGTCTTTCAATACAATTACACCGCCTAGTGCATGCTTAATCTGTATAGCACCTGTGCTTAGTATACTAGCACTAACATTTGCTACGTTTGCACCGTTTATGTCTGTGGCTAGGGTTGTAAGTGTTGTGCCACTTAGTGTGACTTCTACTGCAGTACTAAGTGTTGTGCTATTTGCTGCACTTGCTTGAATGGTAAATTTGTTACCAGCAACTAATGTTGCAGTTGTAACACTACCAGTAACTTCCAGCGCACCTGAACTGTAGCGTTTGAATAATTTATATGTGACAGTATCATCTTCACTTACATCATATTGAATATAAAAACTACCTGCTGTAATATCTTTACCGCCTGAGGTATCTAAGTTTTTAAGTGCAGTTTGATCGTTTGTATACGCTGGAGCACTTGCACTTCCAAATAGTGCTGTAGAAGAACTATATGAACTTACATCTGCTAGGAAACCTAGATTACTGCTTGTTGTTTTAACCCATACACTTCCTGCTGGACGTGGAACAGTGTCTGTTGACTTCCATGCTGGAACTGTGTAGTGTGGATCCTGTGCAATAAGTGGTCTTGCATATGTGCCTGCTGTTAAGCCTGCATCTGTAAGTATTGAACCTGTGCCGTTTGCGAGAACAATTTTGCCATCTGCATTACTGTCTACACCTACTGCCGTAGCGTTTGCATAAATTTCAATTTTGTTATCATGCACATCTGCTGTGACACCTGTAATGCTTGCATTGTTAATGCTTGTCTTTAGTTCAGTTACAGTACTGCCTACCATTGTAACAGTTGTTCCGTTAATTGTAATTGTGTTGCCCTGTGTAAATCTTGGACTTGCAACTGTGCCTGAAATTGTTGGGTGTGAAATCATCCATGCCGCACTACCTACAAGCACCCATGCATTACTGCGGTTCTTGTAATAAACAGGATTGCTAGTGTTTGTTGCAACCAATGCATAATCACCAATTGCACCAATTGAAGTTTTCGGAACACCGCCATCTAAATCTGTTGTAGTTGTAATAACTGTTGGGACTTTATTTGTAAATGCACCTGTACTTTGGTTCCACTCAAATATTCCCCAGCGTGTATCAGAACTCATATCCCACCAAACTGTACCGTTTGTTGGATTTCCAAGTGGTCTACTTGTGCTACTTACTAATTGTGCAAGGTCTACATCTGCACGAATTACATATGCTCTGTTGCTTACACCTAATAAACTATATGCAGCCAACAAACCATATTCATTCAATTCATAACCATTAATAGGTGATCCTGCTGCAGTGTTGTAAAATGTTGGATTACCGAAAGTACTTGTAAGTTCTCTCTGGCTTCCAATTAAGAAGGTACTTCCAGCATTTGCTGCAGTTGTTCCTGAAGCAGTGCCTGTGCCTGTACCACTTGTCTTATCTTGTGCAGTTGCAATAACAATTGCTGCTACTGTGCCTGCGGCTGATGGAGCATAGTTACTTTCATCAATAACTGTAACTTCTACGCCTGGTGATATTAGTGCCATGTTTTTCTTCCTCAATTAAGGTCTTTTGTTTTAATAATACTATTTATAAAAACAGCAGTAAAATACCCTTATTTGTATAATCCCTTTAAAGGTGCGTGTTAAATACACTATGAGACCTACTTGTGAGACATGTGGACAGCGTCCTAAGGCAGTTAATTACCGCAAGGATGCTAGAATTTTTTATAGAAAGAAGTGCGAACAGTGCTTGAAATTACACAAGCCTGTCAAACCACTGTGGGTTGATAGTGGATACAAAGTAAAAAGAAACTGTGAGGCTTGTGGATTTAAACCTGTGTTTCGCAGTCAAGTTATTGTTTTTTATATAGATGGAGACTTGAACAATATCAACAATCGTAATCTAAAAACTGTGTGTCTTAATTGTAATGCTGAACTTGCTAAAACGGGATGGTCCCGAGGGTCGTTAACACCTGACCTTTAAGGTCATTAATATTGGTGTCGTTAAGTATCACTTCGTCTTTACGGGCTTTTACCCATTTCCATTCGCTGGTATGTACGTCTTTAGGTTGAACGCCAGTTGTTTCATACTCAATAAGCCACTGTGGATCTGGACCACGTTTTACTTCCCAGACTTCTCCGCCAATATCATGTAACATATTCACTTCATTTTCAAAACGTACATCTGGTACAACATAGTTTAGTTCTG